TACTGTTGCTACATCTTGTTGATGTTGTGCTTGTGCTAATGGTGAAGAAGATTTGATTTTTATTTCTCTACCATTTACTACAGGTATTTTTATTCTTCCTTGTTTTCTAAGAATATAAACTACTCTCTGTAAAACTGGATTAACTAATTCTGCTTGTAATCTACCAAATGCCGCACCAATTTGTCTTGATAGATCAGCCATTCTTTCAGCAACTTCTGTTGCAGACATAGGTGTTTTCTCATTAGGTGTACCTAACATATCATTGTATAATGCTTTTTTAATATTAGTTCTCATATCTCTAAGAACCAAATCACTTACATTAAAATTACCTGCTGGTGCTATTGGTTGTAGTCCTGATGATCCAGCCGCTTTAGGAATGATTGTGCCTGGAATTAAAGAAATATTATCTACATTGATTACACCATCATCTTCTACTTGATACATTCCTGAGATAGACATTTGTGCATTTTCTAAAATTAATTCTATAACTAAGTTTGCAGTTTTAATTGCTGGTAGTGCTAATTGAAGTGGGCCTCTTCCATAAACTTCACCTGCACATTTACTCCATCTATAAATAATATAAGGATTAGAACCTGAACCTTTAAAAGTTTGTTCAATTAATTTATGTTCATATGCACTAGCTATTGCACAAAATTTATATTCTTCTTCTTTTGTATTTCTATAATCTCTATAAACTATTTCTATAATCTCACATTCTCTATCAGGTGTTTTATCCATATCCATTTTCATCTTTTCAGACATAATAGAGTTTGGATATGCGTATTGTATTTCTTTCATTCGGATCATTCTTTTTCTAAAGATATGATCTACCCTGTCATCATGACCTGCATCTAAAACTATTTGTGGTAATGGGATTGCTTTAAATCTAACTGGTTGAACAGCATCTCCCTCTTCTACTAAAAGGATTCCTGTGCCTACTGCACAATCTAAAAATGTTTCATGAACTTCTTGAGAAAAGTTTGAGTTTTGTAATATTTCAAAAACATATTCTGTTACTTCATCTAGTAACAAATCAACTTCTTTTCTATCTTGTTTTGGAACTTCTGTACCTGCTATAAAGTCTGCCCATCTAGCATAGTTAGGAACTATACCTGACTGTAATCTTGATGCAAACTCTTGTACACCTACTACTGCGGTTTCATCAAAGATACGATCTGTTCTTCTTCTACCAATACTTTCAGTATAGAAAGATTCTCTTTGTGGCAAAGCGTATTCATAACATTCTTCAAATGTTGGAAGCCATAAATCTTTTATAGCTTTTGCATGGGTATATCTTTTAAGAAGACCACGCACATCATATTGAGATGCTTCTGAATCTAATAATTGTGGTTTAACTTCTACGACCATTATGCTCCTAAAGTATCTTTAGACATTAATGATACATTTACATTAAATCCCTGTCCGCCTCTTCTACCTGTAAGTAGTGATCTTCTACCTCTTTGTCCAGTATAAGCCGCAACTCTTTCTTCAAACTGTTGTTGTTTTAATTTTGAACGATCAGATTGTTCTTGTTTTCTTAGTCTTTCTCGTTGCTGTCTTACACTCTCCTCTTCTGGCATTGGAGGTGGAGGTGGTGGAGGACTAGGTTTAAATGGGCCTGCACACATAGTTATCTTCTCCTTTCATATACACTTTTTGGTTTAACATCAAATACATTAAAGTTTCTTTTAGCAACTATAGGTTTATTTGATTTCTTACCAATAGTCAATGCTCTTCCCTCTCCTGCTCCTAATAGTAAATATTGTAGAGCATCATGTATATGAGAAAATCTATTCTTATTTGGTTTTTCATCATATCGTTCTCCTGACACTTGTAGTCTTCTATAATGATAACCACCTGCAAAACCTCTAATTAAATTATTACATTTAGGATCAATTAGTATTCCTGATTCACCATCTACCATTCTTGATAATACTGCATTAACAGATTCTAATCTTATTAACACATCATTAGATGGTGCTGGTCTTGCATGAATACCTTTACCTCTTAAGATTTGAAATGGTGTTGATTCATCTGTTTGTACTCTGTGATCTCCTGCTGGATCACCAAATATATAAAAATCTCTTGGTAAATATTTAGACATTTCTTGTTTTAATAAATCAGAAAATTTTAATATACCCATATCTTCTGCAACTAATTCATCTATAACTACCCATCTACTTCTAATCCTTTGTGCAAATACACAAGCTGGTGTTAATCCAAAATCTATTCCTACAAATATTGGAACACCATCTGCAATAGCTAGATCACCTTTAGCTACATGGACTTGTTCATTAAACTGTTCATAAACAGGTTTGCCATCTTCTACTTGTCCTAGTTTGTTTAAAACATAAACATCAATCCAAGATTTAGTCTTACCTCGTATAATATTTTTATAATAATTTTCTGTAAGGTTACTTTGGTTTTCAGATTTTGTATTCATATCATAACCATCTATTTCATTTTCTGTATTTTTAATTTCTAACATAGCAGGAGGTTGATTAAAAAATTTCCAGTTATCAGGTTTAACTAACATCTTAGCTTCTTGTTTAGTTATGTAATCAGGTATAACTGTTTCACCTGCAAGTATAGCCCACCAATGATCTGTATCAGGTGGGTTAGTATCTGCTATAACTCCATACCAACTTGGGCCACCATCTCTCATAGATGGAAATCTACCTACCCTCATTGAACAAGCATCTACAATAGACTTAGGTATTTCTCTTGCTTCATTAATCCATACACCAGTAAGTTCTAATGATAATAATTTTTTTACATCTTCAGGTCTATCAAGTGCTAGAAAGATTACTTCTAATTCAATATCACCTTTAGATATTTTGTGAGTATAGGGAACACTCCATTGAAATCTACCAAAGTTTTCTTCAGGAAACCAATCAAGCCATGTTTTAATTGTTGTAGTTTTTAATTGTGGGTTTGTATTTCTTATAACAGCCCATCTTGATTTACGCTTACCATCTTCTGATGGCTTCTGACTTATGGCTCGTTTAATTATTTCTATGCAACAAGCAACAGATTTACCACTACCAACTGGCCCTCTTAATCCTCTAAAAAAACTTTCGTCTTTTAAAAAATTTTTTAGAGTAGCCCCATCTGGCTTATAGTTCAGTGATCCCATGATCTATTGCTAACTTAATAAGTTTCTCTCTAGTTTGTGGTGTTATTGATTCTATTATACGATCTGCTTCTTTGTCTGTAAAATTTTCTTTTGGATAATGTTTCATATGATTGTTCTTAACAACAAGTCTTAATGCTTTCAAATGTTTAATTGGGATTTGTGTATAGATGCTCATGTTCTATAGGCTTTTGTTTTCTTAGCTATAGAATTAGGTTGCTTACTAAATTGTTTTCCTTTAGATTGATCCGCTCTTTTTTTTGCAGAAGTACGAGCATATTCTCTAGCTGATAAAGATTTAATTGCTTTCTCAGGTAAATATCTTTCTCCAGTTTTAGATGATGGTTTTCCTGACTTAGTTCTCCATTTTTGTTTTGACCATTTAGATAAGGAGTTGCTAGACTTCTTTGCTCCTGAATATCCACCACCAGCTTTTTTATAGGCTTTAACTGCGGCTTGTGCTTTTCTTGCTGACCATTGACCAGCTTTAGTACCATGAGAAGATTGTGCTTTGATCCTTGCAACAATCCTCTTCCATAGAGCAGGTTTTGATTTCTTTGCAACACTCATACTTTATCCTGTTATGTTCTTTCCACTCGCACTCTTCGTACTCATTGTTGTAATCATATTCTTGAAAAGAACCTGCATTAATCATCCATTCCTATACTTGTTGTTTAGTAATGACTGCTTTAGCCATTTGTGTTGCTTGTTCTTTAGAATGACCTTTAAGCATTTTAAACTCTACATACTGGTCAAATGCTTTACTATATTCTTCTTTAAGAATTTTCTTTTCCGACTCTACTATGTTGTTCGCTGTTTTCTGATTGCGAAGCAACCTCTTCATAGACTTGCTGTTCTTGTGGGCTTCTTTTTCGGATTGCTCTTGATTCTTCATAGTTTCTCCTTGAGTTGTTTGATCCATCAGGGTTGTCTGTCTTTGGTGTGAATTTCCTCATTATAGTCCTCGTATGTTGTTCTCGTACCTTTTGGGGTAAAAAAATTTTTAAACTCTTCTTCAGTTAAAACATTTTCTTCTAAAAGTTCGCAATCACCTTTAACCCAAATACGAACCCAATATTTACGCACTTTTCATTTTCTTTTTCTTTTTAGCCATCATTATTTTCTTCTTTAATGCGGCAGGTAATTTCTTTTGCTTACCTTTCATCTTAACTTCTCCATATGATTTAGCGTTTGTAGGCATTATGCTTTTCCTTTCTTTTTTTTGTTTTTTAATCTCATAGATATATTCTT